GCAGTCCCATGTCAAAGCCTCGATAAAACGCGAACGCGGGAGCCGAACGGGTTCAGCCACGGCTTGAGCAGGTCGGTCACGTAGGCCATATCGCCCAGCACGGCGCGGGAGCCATCGGCGTACTCGGTTTCGGACTCGACGCTATCGGCCTTGACCCGCTTGCGCTTCACGTCGCCTCGGGTGTCGGCGTACAAAGTGCCGGCTGCTGCCATCTTGGCGAGATAGACCCCTGCGCGAGTAATGCGGTCGTCGTCAATGTCGGTGGGTATGCCTTTAGCCGTTAACCAGTCGTTGCTCATCTGAACGGCTAGCGGCTTTGCTGCTTCCTCGGCCCAGTCACTGCCGAGAATTTCATCTACCTGCGTGGCAGTGACGTAGGGCATCGGATTACTCCTGGTCTTTGTTCAGCTCATCCAGCTTTTCCCGGATTGTCTCAGCTTTCATTCGCCCGGCTTTCTTGCCAGTGCGCTCTTCATATTCGGCAGCGAGCGCGCCAATATCATCGCTGCCATTTTCTTCTTCCGCTAAAGCTTGATCATGCTGTGTTGAATTCTCGGCTTTTTGCCTACGTAATCGGTTAAACGCAGCAAGTCCCATAAGACCTCCTAGGGGATAAATAGGGCGCCACTTGGACGCCCTCTTAATTAGCCGTTGGTTTTGATGGCCGCAATGCGCACGTTCTCGCGCTCATAAACGCGATCCCAGTTGGCCGCTGCTTGCAGTTCGGCGTTAGTCGGTGAAGCGCCCGCCACACTTGAGCTTGTGAACTTGACGCCACGGGGGTGCATGATGAAATGCGAGCGAGTTACCAGAATGTCCTCGCCAGCCAATGAATCGCGGTCTGTTTCTGACGGCACCGGTGCGCCACCTTGGCCCATGCCAATAGCGCCAGAACCAAAAAGGTAGCTGGTGTATTGGGCTGCTGCATCCGTACCGGTTGTGCCTGCTGCTGGCGTGTATGGCAGATTGCGATCAACGATCACGCGCAGACCGCGATACGTTTCAATCTCAAGATCACCCTGTGATTCTTTTTCAAAGCTGATCTGATCAATCTTTTTGAGGTTGTGGTAAACGTTCGGGTGGAATGCGACGCCAGACAGGCCGCCAAGCGCGTCACCAAAGGTCGCTTGACCATCAATGAACACGTCACCATGAAACTTGGTGTCGGCAGTAACATCAGCAACAGTAGCGCCTGAAGCATTCGCGATCATATCGCTACCATCATTCGCCGAGTTGTCTGCCATTACGCCCATGAGGGACGAAAGGGCAGCGACTTGATAGCGACGCGCCCAGTAGGCAGCAACCAATTCAGCAATGGCACCCATCGGGTCATCACCAGACAGTGCGGTAGCGAGGTCGTTAACCGACCATGCCCGACCGCGCATGTGCAAAACTGCCACGTCTTGACCCGCGTTAATTTTGCCGGGCGTTAGAGCGCTAGAGTCGGACAGGATTTCATCATCGCCATTCAGGTCGTTCCAGAAGGGCATGTTCAGCGTCTTGCCGCCAGACTGAGCTAGGCGGTTAAGTGCCTCGTCATTAGAGACGATGCCGCCAAGGTAGAAGCGCGCCATTTCTGCTGTGCGTTGCAAGAAGTAGGGGTTGAATACTTCAGGAACGATAACGTCTGCAATCTTAGTCATTGGTATTTCCTTTGGGTCGGTAGAGTGTTTTGGGTCGGCGCAGCCGTGATGAAGCGGGCGGCAGCGCAGCTACCGGCCCAACGTTTAACTACTGAGCGTCAGCTTTAAGCCGCTCAGCCTTAGCAGGGTCTTCACGCGAAATGCGACCCTGCTCGGTAAGATTGAAGGTATCTTTTGCCCATGGGTTGTTCTTAGCGCCGCCGGAGCCGTTATTACCTGGGGCGCCGCTACCTTTGGGCTGAGGGAAGATGTACGGGTGAGATTCGCGAAGCTGCTCGGCTGCCCACTCTTCAAACGTAAGTGCGCCTTTCTTGCCGGTGACGATATTGCCGTCTTTGTCACGCAGCACCGGCTCGCCGTCTTCTAGCTGCCACTGGCTTTTGGCCAGCATCTTGACCACATCCAGTGCTTCGGGGATAACGCCCGCCTTTGAAGCAGCGGCCATTGCGCGGTTATCCACTAGCTCTTGGGTTAACTTCTGCTCAAGCGTGCTTGCTCGGGTGGTAGCTTCTTCAAGCTGCTGCTGCCATGACTGCTCGGCACTCTTGCGCTCAGCATCCCATTTCTCTTTGTGTTTCTTGAGGATTTCGTCAGTTTTGCCCTCAGCTGCCAAGCGGGTCATCTCATCGTTTTCAAGACGCTCCATCATGGCTTTAACGTCGTCAGGCGTGCGGTCGCCGAAAGCGGATTGCAGGCTTTGCAGCGTGCTTTCCATCTTGGTCGAGCGCTCTTGCTGCTTCTTGAGGTCGTCCAACACTTTCTGCTTGTTGGCTTCAAGCCCGGCGCGATCCTGCTTAATTGCCTCAAGCACCTGCTGGCGTTTCTCTTCATCCTCAATGGACTGGGCAAGTAGTTCTTCGAGAGTCATACATCCTCCGGGGCGCAGCCCCTATTGATTCACCCGGCGCAACCGGGCATAAAAAAGGCCGCCCGAAGGCAGCCTGTTAGTAAGAATTGGGGTTATACCGTCGCCACGGTCTTGCCGTTGGAGTTCATGATCCATGCACGGTCGTCGTCGTAGATGAACGAGCGGTGATAGGTCGAGCCATAGATGTCGCGTGTGCGGTATTGAAGGATTGCGCGAGGCGGCTCCTCTTGCTGTTTATCTAACTTTGCGCACTCTGCGGCATAGTCGCCGTCGCCTTTACGAACTATGCTGACATCGCCATCGACTTCAAAGACGCGCTCACACTCGCCTGCGGCTACCAGTTTAATGGTCTGCATTTCATTCTCCTGCTGCGGCTACGAAAAAGCCCTGGCGAATGCCAGGGCTTTGGTGAAGCGGTGTTGATTGGTGTTAGTCGTTTAGTGAGCCGAGCCTAAGCTGTATAGCCATGCTCAATTCCCAAGTCATCTTCATGATGATCAGGTCGTGAACGGTGCCAATACCGGCCTGTTGTCGCTGCCAGCATTGCCACCATGTTAGGAATTGCGGGTCACAAGGCGTCATCCCCACAGCTTACCTTATGCGGCGTCACCAAACACCTCTCGGAAGTCTTTCGCGTGCCGCTGGCGAAGCTCTGCGATGGTGTAGCGCGTACCGTCGGCCCTGATCATCTGGTTGATGCTGATCTTGCCTTCCTGAAACAGCTTAAAGCGGGTTGGCCCGAAGTATTCCCTGGCAAAGGCCGCGTTATCCGGTCGCCTCAAGAACTCGCTCATGGAAGTGGAGGCGCGCATTTGACCAACCATGCCTTCCGGTCGCTTGTCTCTGGGGATGGTGCCGATAGGCTGGAACGCCTTCACGAAAGGCCGGTTACCAGCTATGCGACCGCCGAAGTAGGGCGCAATGATCGATCGACAGCCGTAATGCAGCGGCGGGCGAGGGTAGTTAGTGCCGACCTTGTACGTCGTCGCGTCCAGGCTTGAGCAGCGCAACGTCGTGCGGCCATCAATCGTGGCCACGAAGATGACTTCCTCGACGCCGAGCGCCTGATAGGTTTCGTCATACGCCGTGTTGGCTAGGTGCGTGCGCCCGGTGCGGACCAGCGACTGCAGGTTATTCCGCGTCGTTTTCAGCACCCCGTCGGTGTAGTTCATCGACTTGGTGCCGCGCAGCGCCCGGACTATCTGGTCGTTGGTCTCGCCCTGGCTAACACCGTCGCGGATCCGGCTAATCACCCGGGCCCTGGTGTCGGCACCAACCTCTTTCAGCGCGTCCTCGACAAAGATGCCCATCGTCGGCGTATCCATCGCCAGTCGGTAGACGGCTTTGGCGCTGACCGTGGCGGTGGGCGCATCCTGCAGCGCTTCTTTCAGCAGGTCGATGATGAAGTCGGACTCGGCCTCGGCGAACTCCTCGGCACCTTCCTGCCATGTGGCGGTTATCGATTCGCCGAGGGCTGCCGCCCATTCATCCA